CTAACAGTGCCGGAGAGTCAAAGGCCCAGCGGCCCCCAGAAAAAAAACCGGAGAGATCACGACTTTGGGACGGACGGACGGACGCGAGTTGAGGAAAAAGCCTAAAAACAAGACGATTCGTGATCGCCGCGCCGTCCGCGCGTCGTCTGCTAAGCGTCCGCCGCCGTCGGTCGCGCCGTCCGCCGCGCGTCCGGCGACAGACGACGCGCCGCCGGCGCCGACCTCGCCGCCGCTGCGCAGCGAAGGTCAGAGATTACTGCTCGCCGTATCAGGGTCACTCGCCTCGATCGCGGCCGCGGTCGGTGCCGGTTCCAAGCAATCGGTGTCGGATTGGCGCACCGGCAAACAGGTCCCGAGTCGCGAGACGCGCGCGAAGCTGTTCGCCGCTTACGAGATTCCGCCCGAGGCATGGGCGCTCGCGCCAGGCACCACCGCCGCACCGACACCTCCGTCGCCGGCGGAGGTGGCCGCCGAACTCGCATTCGACACCGCGATCGCAGCGGCACCTTCGACGCTGCGCGATTGCCTCACGCTGTTGGCGGCCGTGCAGGCCGAGCGCGCAAAGCCGACACTCACACCAGCGGAGCGGGTGAAGCTGTCAGACACCGAAGCGCGCATATTGGCGCTACGACACCGCCTAGAGACTAAGGCGGAAATGATCGAAGATCGGATCGTCAGGGAACACCCGATGTGGCAACGAATGAAAAAGACGATCGTTCGCGCCCTCGTGAAGTATCCCGACGCGGCGCGCGCTGTCGTCGCCGCGATCCGAGAACACGAGGGCGAGCAATTCGCCGAGAGAGGTGTCGCGTGAAAAACATACCGATCGTGATGTTGGCGATGTGGCTCGTTGCGTGTGCTGGCGATGCGTCGCGCGGTGGTGACGGACGCGACGGCGTGCACGCGATCGCGCAGGACCACGATCCCGACGACGTCGGAGCGGTGATCGGCGACGGCGTCGACGAGCTCGAACCCACCGCGGACGCAGGCACGGCGATCAACGCTCCCGACGAAGTGCCGGCCGTTGATGCGGGCACGACGATCGAGGACGTCGACACGGTGCCCGACGCGCCGGTCGGCGACGACACCGACGACGCCGACGAGGTCGCGCCGAGCGACGACGCGGGCACGCCGGCCGGCGACGACGCGGGCGCACCGGTGGTCGAGGTCGACGCGGGCACGCCGCCGGCGCCGGCCGCGATCACGAGCTGCGCGCTCGGCGGCGGTGTTGTCCGCGGTTGCGATGACTTCACGCAACAGCACTTTCCGACCCTGAGTATCAGTTGGGGTTTCGATCCAAACTGGGATGGCTCGTCGCCGCAGATCACATACGGCTGCGATTCCGATCCGCTCGTCGCATGCGCCACCGGCGCGCCGTGCTCTGTCTACGACTCGAACAACGCCACGACTCGCGAAGGGACCTGTCTATGATCCGCCTTGCAACACTTCTCGCGCTGGTGCTCGCCAGCACCGCCGCCGCACAGAGCACCGATCGCGCCGAACGGATCCGCGAGGCCGAGGCGAGGATCGCCGCTCGCGAGGAACACGCCGACGCCGTGCACCAGCAACAGCGCGCAGCGCGCGAGGCCGAGCAGGCCACCGAATGCCGAGACACGTACGCCGAGCGACTCGAGGACGCCAAGCGCGCGATCACGGCCACGCTCGCCGAGCTGCGCGAACGCAAGCGCGTCGGGGCCGACGCGGCGATCTCGTGGTTCGACGCGCACTGCAGATTCCTGTCCAAGCTCGAGATCGTCGTGCGCAAACTCGACGACGAGAACGCGTTCGTATGCGACACGGCCAAGGGCCGGCCGGCGGCGCTGACCGGCGCGTTTCTGTTGCGCTACATGAACTCGCCGCCGGCCGGCGAGTTCCAAGCGCGGCGCGCCGAGGATCTCGCGTGCGAGCCGTACGACGCGGCCGAGCGTGAATCGCTGGTGTCGCCGTGAGCACGCTCGACGCAAAGGTCGAGGAGCGCGCCAAGGTCCGCGCCGACCTATTGGCGGCACGCGCGAAGATGGGCGAGATCTCCGCGCGTCGCGAGGACCTCAACCGGGGTTACGCCGAGGCTATGTTAGGCCTCGAGCGCGAGTTCGAGCAGGCCGCAACGGCGATGCAACGCAACGCGAAGCGCTTCGCCGAGGTCACCGAGGAAGTCGGGAAGCTCATGCGGTCCGACGTCGCGGGCATCTTGGGCAAGGCCGCGGCCGACGATCAAGAGGCCATCGCCGCGCCCGCATGACCACGCGGATCACGCACGAGGTTGCATCGCGCAGGGCTGGGCGCGAGCGCCGCGCGCGGCTCACGCTCGACGACGACTTGTGCGAGGCGCTCGAGCTCGAGCTCGAGGCGTCGGTGCGCGTCCGGTTCCCAAGCGATCGCTATCGCGCTGATCCGGTCGCGTTCTTCCGCGAGATCCTCGGCGTCGACCCGTGGTCAAAGCAGGTCGAGATCCTCGAGGCGATCCGCGACTGCCCGCGCGTCGCGGTGAAGTCCGGCCACAAGGTCGGCAAGAGTCATTCGATCGCCGGGATCGCGTTGTGGTTTTACTGCAGCTTCGAGGACGCGCGCGCCGTGTTGACGTCGACGACGTCGCGCCAGGTCGACCAAATCCTCTGGCGCGAGCTCTCCATGATGCGATCGCGCGGCGGCCGTTGCCTCGCGTGCAAGCTCGAGGATCCCGAGGGGCACCGCATCACAAAGCCGTGCCCACACTCCGCGCTGATCGACGGCGATCTCGGCATGCTCGCGCGAACCGGTCTCAAGTCAGAGGACTTCCGGGAAATCGTGGGGTTCACCGCGCGCGAGGCCGAGGCCGTCGCCGGAATCTCGGGCCGCAACCTCCTGTACCTGCCCGACGAGGCGAGCGGCATTGCGCAAGCGATCTTCGAGGCGATGGAGGGCAACCGCGCCGGCGGCGCGCGCCTGGCCATGTTCTCAAACCCCACGAGGAACGAGGGCGAGTTTTACGACGCGTTCCATAGCAAGTCGGGGTTGTACAAGACGATCACGATCTCATCCGAGGAAAGCCCGAACGTGCAAGCGGGGCGGATCGTCGTGCCAGGCCTCGCCGAGCGATCGTGGATCGAGGAAAAAAAGATCGAGTGGGGAGAGCAGTCGCCGCTATACGCGGTGCGCGTCAAGGGCGAGTTCGCCGAGCGTGAGGAAGGCAAGATCTTTTCGATCCACGCGATCACCGCGGCCGAGCAGCGGTGGAGCGAGACCCCCGACGCCGGCCGGCTGTACATCGGCGTTGATCCCGCCGGCGAGTCCGGCACCGGCGATGATTCGGCGTTCGCGGTGCGGCGCGGTCTCAAGGTGATCATGCTGCGAAGGCTGATCGGCCTGAACGAAGATCAACACCTCGTCCAGATCCTGTCGCTGATAAAAACGTACGCGTTGCCGCGTGAAACACCGGTTGTGGTCCTCGACCGCGAGGGCTCGATCGGCTCGAGCCTCGCCGGCAAACTGCGCGGGTTCGTCGACACTCCGGCGCCGGCGTTCGAGTTCGTCGGCGTGCGCGCGTCCGATCGCGCCGCACGCAACCCGGCGATCTATGACCGCGCGCGCGACGAGCTCGTCGCGAACGTTGAAGCATGGATGCGCGACGGCGGCGCACTGCCCGAGGATTCGAAGCTCGAACAGGAAATGCACGCCTTCGAGTGGCGCCAGGCCGTAAACGGCCGGTTGAAGGTCACGCCCAAGGACGTGATCAAAAAGATGATCGGCCGCTCGCCGGACGGCTTCGACGCCGTCGCGCTCTCATGCTGGGAACCACTATCGCTGCAGGGCGAGAGTTTGCCCGAGTCGGCGCGCACGGTCGTAGCGCAAGAGAGCGAAGCGGCGGAAGTCACCATGGATCCCTATGCAGCCGGCGACGCTTGGAAGGGCAACAAATGACGGCCGGCCGGCGTGCGCTGATCCGAGTCCTGCAGCGAACGACGGCGCGCGAGGTCGCGACGCGTTGCCGCGTGTCGCCGTCGCGCGTAAGTGAATGGGCCTCGGGCACGACGACGCCGAGCACTCGCGCGCGCGACGTGCTCGCGGTAGTCTACGGAATCTCGCCGCCCTCGTGGGTCGCTCCGCTGCAGCGTCTGTCGTCTGTTTCTCGGCAGACGACGAAGGTCCGCGGCCCTCGACGGGCATCATGATTGCCTATGCGGCGTGGGTCTCCGGGAGATCACCGCGGCACTGCTCGGCCGGTCGGCGTACCAAGCGCCACCGCCGAGCAACACGCTCGACCTCGATTCCGAGGTGGTCGAGGAGCTTCGGCGTTCGTTCGGTGGCCAGCTCACGCCGGCGACCTGGAGCCAAACCCGTTGGTACCTGAGCGACCTCGAGGCCGCCGAGCACAACGCCGATAACGGCGAGCTCGGCCAGGCCGCGCGCCTCATGCGCGCTGCGCGCAAGGACGGAACGATCGCCGGCGTGATCAGCACTTGCACCGACGGCCTTGTGCGGTTGCCGAAGAAATTCCGCGGCGACGAAAAGATCGTTCAAGAGCTCGAGCCTGGCCACGAGTCGGTCGTGAGCGTGTTCGACGAGATCTTTCCGCCTCAAGAGCTCGCGCTCCTCGCCGCCGATGGGATCTTGCTCGGCGTCGGCGTCGGCGAGCTCGTACCGGTGGCAGGCCGCGACTATCCGGTTTTCGTTCGCCTCGATCCCGCGTTCCTCGTGTACCGGTGGCACGAGAACCGTTGGTATTACAACTCGATCGTAGGCCTGTTGCCGATCACACCTGGCGACGGCCGGTGGATCCTGCACACGCCTGGCGGCCGCCAAGCGCCTTGGCAAAATGGAAAATGGCGCGCGATCGGTCAGAGCTTCATCCGCAAGGAGCACGCGCAGCTACATAAAGACAACTGGGAGGCGAAGCTCGCGAACCCCGCGCGCGTCGCCGTCGCTCCCCAGGGCGCGACCGAGCCGCAAAAGGAATCGTGGTTCCGCCGTGTGATGGCATGGGGGATCAACACCGTATTCGGGATGACCCCCGGCTACGACGTGAAGCTCCTCGAAAGCAACGGCCGAGGGTGGGAGAGCTTCGACAAGACGATCGAAGCGCAGAACACGCAGATCGTGATCACGATCGCCGGGCAGACTGTCACCACCGACGGCGGCGCCGGATTTCAGAATTCGGACATCCACAAGACGATCCGCGCCGACATCATCAAGGCGATCGCAGACTCGCTCGCGTTCACGCTCAACACGCAAGGCCTGCCCGCGTACGTGGTCAAGCGTCACGGCCTCGAGGCGCTCGAGCGCCCCGCGATCGTCGAGTGGGATGTCACGCCGCCAAAGGACCGCAACAGCGAAGCGCAGTCCATGGTGACCGCGGCCTCGGCGATCAAGGCGCTGCAGGAGGCGCTCGCGCTGAACGGCCAAGCGCTCGACGTCGCCGAGCTGTGCAACCGCTTTGGCGTCCCGGTGCTCGGCGACGCGGACGGCGACGGCGAGTCCGACGAGGTGACTCCCAAGTCGCCGGCGCGCTTGACGTTGGTTGAGGACGACGACGACGACGAAGGCGCGGAGGTTGCAGCGTGAAACTGCGGCACGCGAGCGTCGGGCGAGAGTACGAGGGGCGAGGCCTGCTCGCGATCGATCCGCAAGCATTCTTTATGCTGTTCGCTCCGCCCGAGCAGCGCGTAAACGTCGAGCTCGAATACGCGACGGTGGTCGACATCCGCGGACCGCTCGCGCACCACGCGGACGGCTGGTGCGATTCGTACGAGGCGATCCGCGCGCGCATGGCCGAGGCGCTCGAGCGCAAGGCCGAAACGGTCGTGATGCGGATTGACTCGCCTGGCGGCGACGTCGCGGGCATGGTCGACACGGCGCGCGCGCTGCGCGCGGATTGCGCGGCCGCGGGCAAAACGCTGATCGCGCACATTGAAAATCGGGGTTGCAGCGCCGCCTATGCGATCGCGACCGCGGCCTCGCGGATCGTCGCATCCGAGTCGGCGATCATCGGCTCGATCGGCGTGCTGCAACAGCGGCCGGACTTCTCGGCGCAAAACGCCGCGCGCGGGTTCCGGCTCGGCGTGATCATGAGTGGCGCGCGCAAGGCGGACGGCAACCCCGATCTGCCGCTGACCGAGGCGGAGGTCGCTGCAACGCAAGAGCTCGTCGACGCGTCCGCCTCGATCCTGTTCGAGCTCGTCGCCGAAATGCGCGGCGGTACGGCGGACGACATTGCCGCGCTCGACGCAAAGGTTTTTCACGGCCGTGCGGCCGTGGCCGTCGGCCTCGCGGATGAGGTCCAATCATTTGATGCCTTGCTCGCCGCGATCGCTGCGGGCCCAAGCAACGGAGACAAAGCCATGGGAATCAAGGAAGCACGCGCAGCACTCGAGGAAGCGGCCAAGGGCGACGGCGAGGACGCGGCCGCGGCCAAGCGCGCCCTGGCGGCGATGGATGAGAAGGGCGACGACAAGGCCGAGGGCGACGGCGACGACGCCGGCGACAAGGACAAGGGCGACGACAAGGACAAGACCGACGACAAGGCCGAGGGCGACGGCGACGACGCCGGCGACAAGGACAAGGACAAGGGCGACAAGGACGGCGAAGCGAAGGCGCTCGCCGAGGTCCACAAGCTGCGCGCCGAGATCGCCGCGGACAAGGCCAAGGAAGAACGCGCGCGCCTGATCGCGTCGCGTCCCGACTTCGCGCCCGAAATGGTTGCGGCGCTTCAAACCGCAAGCATGAAAACCGTGCGCGACATGGTCCGCACGCTTCCCAAGGGGCCGCGCCAGGCACCGCCGCCGGCGGCGCTTTCGAGCGTGAGCGGCACGCGCGGAGCGAACGAGGGCGAGGGCTCGATCGCGCACTTGCCGCCGAGCGAAAAAGCGCAGCTCGACGCGGCCATGGGCCTGCAGGCGACCTCGCTCGGTGTCCTCGACGAGGGCAACAAATTGATCCTCGGCGCGCAGGTGCCGAAAACCATCACGCCCGCCGCGCCGGCCGCCGCCGCGCCGATCTCGCGCGCCTGATCGGCGCCCACCCCCACCGAACTCCGACAGCACCAGCACCCGCAAAGGACTGAGCCATGGCAAAGCGAATGACGAAAAATGAACCGTGGGGCGCGGCCAAGCTCCCCCTCACGCTCAATGAGGTTGCCGAGGAAGGCCACATGGCCTGCGTCGACACCGCGACCGGCCTGATCGTGAAAGGTCAGACCGGGACGACGTTGATCCCGATCGGCTATTTCGCCGAGGGCAAGACTGGCGACGGCGTGACCGGTGTGAAAATCCGGTTGTTCCGCGAGGTGTTCCTGCATTGGTGGGAGAACGACACGGATACCCCCGTGCTCGCAACCGACTTCGGTAGTGAGGTCTACATCAAGGATTCTCACACGGTGTCGAAGGACAGCACCGGCCGATCGAAGGGTGGCCGCGTGTGGGGTGTGAGTCCGACGGATGGCGTACTCGTCGAAGCTGGCCCCGCGGTCACCGGTCCCACCGGCGCCGCCACCGGATCGGTTGCGAGCGTTGCCGATCGCGACGCGCTCAAAGCGATCGCCGCCGCCAATCGCGCGGACGGCAAAATGGTCATGGTGCGGACGGACGGCTCGTTGTGGCGTTTCGTCGCCGCGAGCACGCTCACGAGCGACGAGGCGCTCGAGCTCGCAATCGAGCCGACGGCCGGTACCGGTTGCTGGATCCGCGCGGACAAGGCTTTCGTGATGAAGTTGCCGCTTAGCGCGGCGAACGCGGATCACGACGAGCTGTTGACGATCCCCGAGGGCTTCGCCGTCCGCCTGGCCGGCCTGCCATACTGGGAAGTTGCCGAGGCCTTCGACGGCGGATCGGCGAGCGCGATCGGCGTGGCCTCGAGCCGCACCGGGTTCACCGCTGCGGGCGCGGTCCTCGGCGGCGCCGCCGGCGACGTGGCGGCGACGTTGGTCGCTGGCATCGCGTCCGGCACGATCGGGACCGGCTTCGATTCACTCGCCGAGATCCAAGCGGCGCTATTCGAGGAAGGCGACATCTTTTACTACGAGGAGATCACCTCGGCATTCACCTCCGGCTCGGGCTTCGTCTGCCTGCCGGTCTACATCGCAACGGCACCCGCAACGCCCTAACGGTTGAGCGCGGACGCTTTGCAACAGGCCAACACGCACAAGGACAGAACCCCATGCCCGCACTAACCCCATCGTTCCTGTTCGACCTCGAAAGCAATATGAAGCTGATCCAGGCGCGCGAGTATCAGCGCCTTGTCAGCAATCTTTGGTGGAACAAACTCGCCAAGCTGATGCCGTCGCAAGCGAAGAAAGAACGCATCACCTGGCTACTCGACACCGCGAAGATCGAGCGGCGCGCCGACGGCCAGGCCGTTTTCGAGGACATCGTTTCGCAAACCACCGAGTACGAAAACGAGTCCGCGGTGGGTGGCCTCGAGGTCACCAAGCCGCAGATCGAGGACCTCGACGGCAACGGCGTCCAGCTCGCGACGCATTGGTCGCGGCAGATCGGCGCCTATGCCGCGTACTGGCCGCAAAAGATGGTCGCGCAGGCGATCCTCGCAAACCCGGTCACGTATGACGCGCTTCCGTTCTTCGACCTGGCGCACCCATACAACCCGTTCAAGACGAGCCTCGGCACGTATGCCAATCGTCTGACCGGCGCGGTCGACGGCATCTATCCGGGCGCGTGCCCGATCCATGCCGGATCAACCACGGTCGAGGAAGCGATCGCCAACATCGCGAAGGCGCTCGCCTACGCGGCCGCGTACAAGATGCCGAACGGCGAGGATCCGCGGTTCATGCGACTGCGGTACATCTTCCACCCGCCGGCGCTCACGTCGCGCGTCACGCAGATCACCTCGGCGAAATTCATCGCGCAGGTGGCCGGCGGCGGCGCCGGCTCGGGCGACGTCGAGGCGATGATCCGCAAGTTCGGATTCGGCGAACCGGTCGAATGTCCCGAGCTCGGCTCGGCGTTCGGTGGCTCGGATACGAGCTATTACCTCGGCATGGAGGAGATCACGAGCGACGAGCTCGGGGCCTTCGCATACGTCGACCGCGAGGCCTTCAACGTGACGTTCCACGGTCCGCAGACCTCCGCCGAGCTCGCGCGCATGAGGAAGCTGCAGTGGCTCACGAACGGCCGTAACACGGTCGGTCCGGGGCACCCGTACTTGCTGATCCGCGGCGAAGCGACCTGATCGGCGCCACACACATTCCGTAGCGCGTCGCCGGGCAGACTGACCCTCCCACCCGGCGGCGCGCGTTCTCCCTCGGCCTGCGACCTCTCAAATCGGCATGTCCTGCTATCTCACACTCGACGAGTTCAAAGGCCTGACGGTGGCACCGTCGGAGCTGATCGACTCGATCGAGCTCGTGACGCCGGGGTGGACGCTTTCGCAGCTAACCTACTGGTCCAATTGGATCGACGCGCGGTTGCGAAAGCGCTACGCGCCGCCGTTCTCCGATCCGGTTCCGAACGCCGTTCAGGGATGGCTCGCGCGACTCACCACGGTGTGGTGCTACGTCAGGCGCGGCGTGGATCCGACGGACGCGCAATTCGCGTGGATCAGCGAGACGGCAAAGGACGCGGAACTCGAGATCAAGGAAGCGGCCGAGTCGGTCGAGGGTTTGTTCGATCTTCCGCTTCGCCAGGACACCACCGCCACCGGGATCACCGCGCCGGCGACACGCGTATACAGCGAAGCATCGCCGTACGTGTTCACCGATCAGCAAGGCGTGCGCGGTCACGACGAGGACCGCAACGGCGGTGGATCGTATGGCTGACAACGACGCCGGCCTCGCCGCGCTCGACGCGCAGATCGCACGCCTTCGAGGCCTGGCCGGCTTTGGTCGCCAGGCCGCGCCGGCCGTCGCCCCGGTGGTGCGCGCCGAGCTCGAGCGCACGATCGCCGCCGGGCAGACCGCGTACGGCGAACCCTGGGAAGCGAAGGCCGACGGCGGCGCGCCGCTCGCCGGCGCCGCTGCAGCGCTGGCCGTGGTTCCGTCCGGCTCGACGGTTGTGATCCAGGTGCGCGGCCCCGAGGCGCGGCACCACCGCGGATGGGTCAAGGGTGGGCGCACGCGCGCGATCATCCCGACGAAGGAGATCCCGCCGGCGATGGCCGAGGCGATCAAGCGCGTCCTCGTCGAGCGCTTCGAGCAAGTCATGGCGGTCAGCCATGGTTGACACGCTCGCCCTCGAGAATCTGTTCGACGCTGTCGTCGCGCGCTTCGCCGCCGAGGGGACGGTGGTCCTGAGCGTGTTCGGTTGGCGCACGCCGGCCGAGCAGACTGTCACCGCGCGCGTTGCGTGGGTGCCTGGCGACCTCGCGGGCAACCTCGGCGAGGTCGGCGGCGCGAAGCAACCGGGTCGCAACCCGCGTCCGATCGCAACGCTGTTCGAGCTGTTCACGTGCACGATCTCAGCGTTCGACGCGAGCGCACCGAACGACGAGCGCTTGCAGTACAAGGCAACGCGCTTGCTGTTCGACGCGTGGTTGCGCGCCGTGTACCTGGCCGCGCGCGGAACGTTCAAGCTCAAGTCGCAGAATTGGATCATCGACAAGACGCAACGCCGTCACGGAACGGCGCTGCAGGTCGTGTGCGCGATCGAGGCCATGGTGCCGGACGAGGCCTTCGGCGTCGCGCCTGCAGACACGCGCGCGGTGATCACGGTCGAGGAGCTCGACGTTTCGGAGACCTTCGAAACGGATGAGTTCCCGGTGCACCTCATGAACGGCGGCGCGGCGCTGATCAACGGCGGCGCTCTCATCCTGAACGGGGTCAGCTAATGCCTGACCCTACGCAACAGCTCGCCGCGGCGCTGCAAGAGGGCGGCGGTCTCGTGGCGATCCCGGTGGATCCCGAGGACGACGAAGCGGGGGTGACGCTCGCGGTCGAACTCGCGCAGGACGCGCAGCACGGCGCGCGCGGCGCCGGCACGACCGAGGCACCGCTGCACGCGGTTGCGACCGAGGGCGCACCGGGGTTCATGTCGGCCGCGCAGGTCACGTCGTTGATCGCTGCGCTCGCGGCGGCGACGGCGAACGCGAATGCTGCAGCGGATGCGCTGACGGCGGCGAACGCCGCGGGGTCTCTTGCGGCGAGCGCGGCGAGCGCGGCCGCGACGGCGCAGTCGACGGCGAACGCAAAGCCGTCGGTTGCGTACGTGGACGCGGGATCGTTTCGAACCCCCATCCCGCGATTGCCGCGCCTGTTTTCGCAGGGGCCCACACAGGTCAACGCCGGCGCGAATTTCGATATCGCAGGACCCGCGGCCGGCTACTTGCGTGTAATCGTCAACATCAAGTCGACGTCGCTAGGGGCAACCGCGACATTCGACACGATCCTGGATCCGGGACTGCCTTCGGAGATTTACGTCTCACGCGGCCTTGCCGGCGGCACATCGTCGACAGCTGCAACGCTCTCGCTATCGCCAGGCGCCACGAATGTCATGGTGATCGGCTACGGCGAGACCCTCCGATTTGCCAACGTCGGCAGCTCGGCGTCGCGCGTGTTCGCGAGCTACTACGACATGCCGGCGAACGGCATAACTCTCATACGCGCGCAGATCACGGGGACCGCGCCTGTCACGCTGATCCCCGCGGCGCCGGCGGATCACTATTGGCGGCTCTTGTCGCTGTTCCGCTATGCCACGGGTGGCGCAGGCACCGGCGGATCAAACGCGCTGGTGCTGCATACGCACGGGTTCGTTTTCCAGGACGACTCGGCCACGGTGCGAGTCGACTACTCGCTCGGCGCCGGACTGCTCGGCCGGGTCAGCATGGCGTCGTCTGGCACTCCGGCGTTTTTCCTCGAGTCCATATCCGACCAATGCACCGATCTCGCGGTAACGGCCGCGCTTGGTGCGGCGATGACCTCGCGCTCGGTCAAGATCTTCGGCGCCTACGAAACCATTCCGATCGCCGCCTAACAGGAGACACGCACGCATGACACAGCCCGCAGTCGAAATCACCGAACTAGACGGCGCCCTCGGCGTATTGCCGGCCAGCGCGGGCCGCTTGCTCGCACTGATCGGACCGGCCGACGACGGCCCGATCAACACCCCGGCGACGTTCGCCAGGGTCAAGGACTTGATCGCCAACTTCGGCGGCGGTCCGACTGTCCAGGCCGCCGCGCACGCGATCGAGCGCTACGGAAAGCCGGTGGTGATCGTGCGCACGGCCGCGAGCGTCGAGGGTGACTACCTCGGCGAGGTCGAGGCCGAGGACGGCGCGATCAGCGCGATCACCAAAACCGGCACCGGTACCTCGACGTACACCGACAACAGCTCCGACCCGCTCGTCGCGGCCGAGGTCAAGGTCCTATTCGTCGTCGGTGGCACGCGCGGCGTTGCGGGGATCGTGTATCAGATCAGCCTCGACGCAGGACAGGCATGGAGTCCGCCGATCGCGCTCGGCACGGATGTCACCTTTGACATTCTTTCGACCGGCGCGTCGATCGCGATCAGCGCTGGCGACGTCGATCCAGGCGATTTTATCGAGTTCACCCTCACGGCGCCGATCCTGGCGAGCGCGGGCGAAATGGTGATCGACGTCGACGGGAGCAGCGCACCGACGCTCACGAGCGGCACACATCCCAACGACGACTATGAAGCGCTGTTCGTCGTCGAGGACGGCGGAACGATCGGCGTCGTCGGCATCACGTTCCGGTGGTCGCTCGACGGTGGGCGCACCATGTCGGCGGTTACGGCGCTCGGCACCTCGAATCATTTCATCTTTCCGAACAGCGGCGGCACGCGGATCGACTTCGCCGCCGGCGACCTCGACGACGGCGATTCGATCGCGTTTCCCACGGTCGCGCCGTGCTGGACCGCGGCCGAGCTCGGCGCCGCCCTCGACGCGTTGAAGGTCTCGGCGATCAACTGGGAGATCGCGCAAGTCGTCGGCCCGATCGACGGCGACGCCTTCGACATGGTCGAGCTCAAGATCGCGGCCATGTCCGCGGTCGGCAAGTATCACACCTGGATGGGCAACACGCGCTTGCCTGTCGGCGACGAAAGCGAAGCGACCTACCTCGCTTCACTGACCTCCGAGTTCAGTAGCAAGTCGACCGTTCGCGGCGCGCTGTGCGCCGGCGGCGAAAAGCTCACCTCGAGCGTGGATGGCCGCAAGTATCGCCGGCCGGTCTCGTTCGTCGCGGCCGCGCGCGAGGCGAATGTGAGCGAGGAGATCGATACGGCGGACGTCAACCTCGGGCCGTTCGTCGGTGTGTCGATTCGCGACAGCAACGGCAACCCGGACGAGCACGACGAATCGAGCAACCCCGGTCTCGACGACGCGCGGTTTTACGTGCTGCGAACGTGGGACGACTTCGCCGGCGTGTACGTCAACCGGCCGCGTCTGTTCTCCGCCGAGGGGAGCGACTTCCAACTCGTGCCGCACCGGCGCGTGATGGATCTCGGCTCGGCCGCGCTGCGCGCCTACTTCTCGCGCCGGCTGAATAAGCCGGTCCAGGTGAGCAAGGTGACCGGCTTCATTCTGGAGAGCGAAGCGCAGGAGATCGAGGCCGGCGCAACGGCGGTCATGCGCGCGGCGCTGACCTCCAAACCCAAGGCCAGCGGTGTCTCGTTCGCGTTGTCGCGAACGGACAACCTGCTTAGCACCAAGACTCTGACGGGCGACGCGCGGATCATTCCGCTCGCCTATCCCGAGCAGATCCAACTCACGATCGGATTCCTCAACCCGGCGCTGCAAGTCCAGGCCGTCTAAGAAAGGTCACCGCTATGTCCGACGGCATCAGGGTCAACGGAAACCAATACTCCTGGGGATCGATCATTCTCAAGATCGGCGGTGATCGGTTCTACGGGTTCTCCGAGATCGGTTTCGCAGACAAGCGCGAACGCGCCAAGGCGTACGGCCTCGGCCGTCACCAAGCGCCGCGCGGCCGCTCGCGCGGCAAGTACACGACCGATCCCGTCAAGCTCAAGGGCTCGCGGGGCAGCGTGCAGGAGGTGCGCGAAGCGCTCGCCGCGTTGGCAACCGACGGCGTTTCCTATGGCGACGTCGAGTTTGACGTCGTCGTGCAATACGTCGAGTCGAGCGACTCGAGCGAAACGCCCATGATCGTCGAGATCGAGCGTTGTGTCTGGGCCTCGAACTCGACGAGCGACACCGAGGGTTCCGACACCCTGAACGACGATATCGAGCTCGACTGCATGCTGATTCGTCGCAACGGCCTCACGCTGTTCGATTCCTCGGAGGGCTCGCCGTGAGCGAGGAGACCGACCAGACGCCGGACGAGAAGCGTCTCGCGGAAGTACGCGCCAAGCGCTCGGCCCTGGCGGCCGAGCGCGACGCGCGCGAACAGGCCGAGGCCGTCGCCAAACAGCTTGCCGCCGAGGAGCGCGGCCTGCGCGACGACGAGGCGATCGCGGCCGCGGTCGAGAAGCACGGCGCGGTCGATCAAAAGATCCGCCTGGTGCACACCGATCTCGGCGTCGTGATCGTCAAGCGTCCCCATCACATCCTGTTTCGGCGCTACCAGGAAAGCGACAACTCGAGCGCCGAGGAGCTCGAGAAGCTCGTCCTGCCCAACGTCGTCTATCCGACGCGCGCCGAGGTGGAACACCTGTTCCAAGAGCTGCCCGCAACGCTCACGCGCTGCGGCAACGCGATCGCTGTGCTCGCCGGCGTGCGTGTGAAGGAGGTAACGGGAAAATAGTCGCGCTGCGGGCCGAGGCGCGGCGCGACGACGGCGCGGCGGCGCGGTGTGTGCTCGCGGCGCTTGGGCGTGACGAGATCGAGGAAGTCGACGGCGAGGCGCGCGCGTATGTCGGCGCGCTGTTGTTTCTCGAGGCCGTCGACGAGCTACGCAAGATCCGCCGATTGCTGACCGCACCAAAGGACTGATGGGTCAAGACGCTACAGCCGTATTTGGAATCGAGCTCGAGGACGACACCTCGGGCGCTGCTCTGTCTGCAGCCAAGGCATTGAGCACGCTCCGAGACAGCATCGCCGCCGACACACAAGAGCTCGCCGCCATGCAAAAGGCGATGAAAAATTTGCAAGGTAGTACGACTGTCAACATTGACCAATTTCGGAAGCTACAGGGCGCGATCGACGCGAAGAAATCGGCGATCGCGCAGGCGCAAGGGAGCTTCGTCGAGCTCGGCGGATCGTTCGCGAAGGCCGGCCAGGGCAGCAACGCCGCGCGGTCGCGGTTTGCGGACCTGCTGAAACAGACGCAACAGATGCCAGGGCCGCTCGGCCTGCTCGCGCAGCGCTTCGAGGCGATCAAAAAGCAGGTCGGCGGCGGCGGTGTCGCGATCGCGATCCTCGGCACGGTGGCCGCGCTCGGGTTGCTCGTCGTCGCCACCGGCAAGGCGATCGCGGCGCTGTACCGCTACGGGGTGGCGCAGGCCGACGCGCGCCGCTCCGAGCTGCTACGGCTGCAGGGTCTCACCAAGCTGCGCAACTACTGGGGAGTTGCGGCCGGCAACGCAAGCGAGCTGCAGGGCTCGATCGATCGTGTGTCGGCCTCGAGCGCCGTCGGTCGCGACAAGATCGCAGAGTACGCCGCGCAGCTCTACAAAATGCACCTCCGCGGCTCGGCGCTCGAGGCCGCGCTCGAGGGTGTGGCGATCAAGGCGTCGACGCAGGGCGAAGCGCAAGCGCAGGCGTTTGCGGGGTGGGCGGCCGGCGCGAACGCCACCGGCCGATCGGTGCGCAAGCTCGCCGACGACGTCAAGGCGCGCCTCGGCGGCGTGGCTCGAGCTCAAATGCTGTCGCTCACTGTGCAGGCCGACAAGTCGCAAGAGGCCTTCGCCGCCCTGTTCAACGGCCTGAACATTGAGCCGCTCCTCGAGGGCAAGGCGGCGGTCAACGCGTTGCTGAGCCAAGCGACGAACAGCGGTAAGGCGCTCAAAGCGATCTTGTCGGTCGCGCTGCAACCCTTCATCAACTCGGAGGCCGACGCGCAACCGATCATCAAGCGCTTTTTCCAGGGGATGATCATTGGCGCGCTGCGCATTGGGATCGTGCTCCTGCAGGTGCGAAATTGGTTCAAGCGGACGTTCGGCGCGCCGGACATCCTGCAGGGTTTCAGCAAAACGAATGCCGCGCTCGACGCGGGCAAGGTCGCCGTCGGTGTGCTCGGCGTCGGCCTCGGCCTTGCGGCGGTCCTCGCGGCCGGCCTGGCCGTCAAGCTAAGCACGCTGCTCGTCCCGGCCTTGTGGCGCGTGGTCGCGGCGAGCACTCAACTCGCGATCCGCGGCCTCGTGATCGCCGCGCCGTTCCTACTCGCCGCCGCCGCGATCTTCGCGGTGATCAACACCGCACGGCTTCTGTATGAGCTTTGGAAGGAGATCGATTGGAAGGGCCTCGGGACGTCGATCTGGAAAGGGATCGTGTCGGGCATCACCGCCGGCGTCTCGTGGGTCAAGGCCGCGATCGACAAGCTCGGCGACACCGTGTGGAAGGGTTTCAAGGCGAAGCTCGGGATCTCCTCGCCCTCGAAGGTGTTCGCGCGCCTCGGCCTGGCGATTCCCCAGGGCGCGGCGGTCGGCGTGCAGACCGGCACGCCGGCGGTCCGGCGCGCGGTGGGAGGCATGGTGCCGCGCGGTCCGATCCTCGCCTCGACCGTGCCCTCGCTCCGCGTCGCGCGCGCGCCGGCGCTGCGCGTCGG